TGTGCTATTGTATAGTAATAATAAACACGGCTAACAAAGTAGCCGTTTTTTTCACTTGTAAGAATTAAAGAGCCGTTTATTTTATTTTTTTCTATTGATATATACATTTTATTTTGTCCTTTGTTTGTTTGCTTAATCTAAAACTATAAATAAAAACTCATAAGCATAGTTTTTTATTTTGTTTAACTTATCATTGTTTCAAAGTTTTCAGTAAGTAAGGTATAAGTATAATCTTTTTCATTGTAATAAAAAGAATTTACTTTAATACCAAGATCTTGTAAAAATTTGAAACCTTGATTTTTAATATCACCTATTTCATAACTATAACTTTGTATAACTCTCTTTTTATTTCTTAAATCATTTATTACAACTCTTGTACCTTTGTAATCAGTAGCTGGTAATACTTTAATATTAAACGCTCTCAAATGATTTAAAGTGTACTCTTTCGGATTATTTCCTATTCTTATTTTATATTCATTCATTGTTTTTTATCCTTTGTTTGTTATTAAATAAAATCTTTTTATATGTTGATCAATACCAACAACAACCAAAAGCAAAAGAACATTAAGAGAGTAAAAACAAACTCAACTATATTAATTAATATCTCTTTGCGTTTTTCTTGTCTTTGTATTGCTTTTAATTCTTCATTGTGAAAGTATCTTTTAAAAGTTTCAAGTTTGTAGTTCATTGTTAAACCTTCTTTCTTTCTTTTAATTCTTTAATTGTCTTTCTTTCTTTTAATTCTTTAATTGCTTTTTTATAATTATCTCTACTTAATGATTTTTTAGCGTGTTTTATGCTATAATCAAGCAATTTGATTCTATGCTGGTCATCTTTAATTTTATTTTCATAATACATTTTTTCTTGTTTTAGTTCTTTGATTAATTTGTTCATTTTAAACCCTTCCTTTGTTTGTTTTAATCTCATTACTAACAACTTACAACAACTTTATTTAATATCCAAGCAATTTGTTTAGTATGTATTAACATTTGTTTATTTGGTATGATGTCCAATTACATCATCAACACTACGCCCCAATTTTTAAACGTCAACTTTGTTTTGTTAAGTAGATCTTCGCTTTGCTCAGATCTTAAAGGAAAGCTTTAAATGTTTGTGTTGTTTGCTTGATTTTACCCCCCTATACCCGTAGAAAGCTAAGACAGGGGTGTCCTATAACATTCCCTACGAAATATCAGTTAATGACTAACTATAAATAGTATCAATTTAATACAGTTTATGTAAGAATCAATGAAATAAAAAATGTCTGTAAACGACGATATTACTGAACTTACAGGAATTTGAGAGGTTCGTTTTTTTGTCGTGTTTCTATTAGATTCCCAATCCAAACTTTTAAGGGTTTTTTATTGGTATTTCTCTATTATTATTGGTTAAATTGGGTGTATGCCAAGATATGATTATCAATGTTTAGAAACAGGTAATGTGTTTGAGGTGGAACAGAAAATGACAGATGATCCACTTGAAAGATGTACTTGTTGTAAAGAGAAATTCTTAGTCAAAAGGATACCTTCTAAGCCATTATTGGTCATAAATGGTGCAGGTTCAATGCCTGATCGTAAATTATACAAAGAATTGGATATAGATTAATGTTTGATTATTGCTCATTAGTACAACAGAAATGCTCCTTTGCTGCAAAGCGAGGGGATTTAACTTATTGTGGGTTACACAAAGCAGCTACACTTGCAGAAAATAGAGTAGATTATATAAAGGTATGTCCAAAAGAGAAATTAAAAAAGAAGAGGAGATAGCTATGCCGTATCATTATGGAACAAAAAAGAAAAAGAAGAAGAAAAAAGGTAAGAAAAAATGAAAGTGAAAGCACCAAGAGGGTATCACTTTATGAAAAAGAAGGGAAAGTTTAAATTGATGAAGAATCCCAAAGGTGGATATAAAAAACACAAAGGTTCTTCATTAACAATGAATATGCCCATTCAAAAAAAACATTCATAATGAAAGATAAAAGTATATTTAGTAAAGCCAACGGAGCTGGTAAAGGTGACGAACCCAGAATAGGCATATCCCAAAAGAAATGGGAAGAACGCTGGGAAAAGATATTTGGTCACAAAGGATTAAAGAAAGATGTATTTAAGGATAAGAAATAATGTGGGATTTATTTAAAGATAAAAACGAATACAACGAAAAAAACATTATTGGCTTCTTGTCTTTCGCTTTGATGTGCGTATTCGGCATCGTGGATTTAGCAATGGGTATTATTGGAATAGAACTAATGGTAAACGACTACATCTACAACTCGTTCGTCTGGGTTACACTAGGTTCATTTGGTATCGCAGGAGCAGAAAAAGTCTATAAGAAATGAGGAAGTCTTTATTTAACGATCGCACCAGGAAGTCTAATGGTGCTAAAAAAACTCGACAAGGTAAAAGCAGTAATACCAAATACGGAACGAAAGGTTCTAAAAAGCACTATAAAAAGAAATACAGAGGACAAGGCAAATGAGTAATATCGAACTAAAGAAAGCCAATCAAATGGCTGCTATTGATTTATTGATTCACAATCCAGAGCTAAACAAAAAACAAATAGCCGAGAAACTACAAGTAAGCCCACGCACTATTCATAGTTGGTTTGCTGATGATAGGTTTGTTGATATGTATTATAAGAAATATATGATTTCTTTCAACGCCAAGCTACCGATGGTATTAAATAGTATGATTCGTGAAGCTGTTGAAGGGAATGTCCAGGCAGGGCGTCTGGTATTAGAACATTCTGGTAAGCTGGTTAAAAACATCAATGTAACCGTAGATAGTCCATTCGAAAAGTTCTTAAAAGCAGAGGAAATAGACGCAGAGGATATTATAGACGCCGAAAGCGAGGAGGTTCAAGAAATAGTAGAAACCCTTCCAGAAAGAAATCCCGTAAACGACAAACCGAAGAAGCGAGATATAAAAGAAAAGAAAGCAGTAGACCAAATTAAAAAAGGAAAGAAACCTTATAGACAGAAACGCCGAGAGGATAGAGCAAGTAGATATGCTATATTACAACGAGCTAAGAAAGTAGGGTTAGATCCATTGCCATCAAGGCGTCCGACAAATAGTGAAAGAAGAAAGTGGTTAGAAAAGTTAGCAGAATTAGAAGCTAAGCAAGACCGTACTCTTCAGGCATAACATCGTACTCTTCACATATTTCCGACATTTCCATTGAGATATACGCTACATCAAGTAAATCAATTTCTTGTGAGTGTAATTTTTTGTTTGGAGAAACTTTAGAACATACGAAACCCAGCAAATCGTTATTTGCTTCAGATATTTTTTTTATCTGTGATACCATTTTATATATTTCTTTTATTAAATCTTCCATTATATATCTACATTTCTTGCAAAGTTTGAAGATGCTGGCATCTTCGTACTACCTATAATACGCATTCTTGTTTTTAAAAGCGACTGTAATTTCTTTGCAAACTTATCTTTGAGTCGTTTAAATTCTTTTCCAAGCAATCTGTCTTCTAATAGTATTGCATTATTCTTTAATTCATCGCTGGTAAAAAACCATTTTCTTACTTTGGGATTTTTTCTTCTTGCGTTTGCTTTACCAGTCAAATGAAACGCACCATAGTTTAGTCCTCTCTTAGATAGCATTTGTGCGTCTTCCGACTTTACAGTTACAGACATATCAGACTTGTTTGTTAATACTTTTGAAATACTTTTTTTCAAAGTTCCGTCAAATACCATTATAGGATTACCACCCTTACCTAATGCTTTTTTATCTCTTCCGTATGTATAAGATAGAGGTTCGTAAGGTTCTCCATTAATATCCTTATTGTTTTTAAAGGATTTATCAACTTTCTTTTTTGCTTCTTTTCCTAATGCAAGAATTAAATTATTAAAAACCATTTCTTCCAAATTGGCTTTTTTTAATTTTTTGAAAGTTACATTACTCTTGACTGTTACCTTCATCGACTACCTCTACTTCATTCATTGATTTATTATCTGCAATTACTTGTATAGCATCTTCAATACTTAAATCTCTATTTTCATCTG